TGTATGCGGGAGCTGTGCGGACTCTCTTAGCCGAGGGGGTCCGGCGTTCTCACTCTTACTTGAGTACGTTTGTGAAAGCCGAGAAGGTCAATTTCAGCAGCAAAGGTGACCCTGCACCGCGCGTCATACAGCCACGACAACCGGTGTATAACGTGGCAGTCGGCGTGTACATCAAGCGCATTGAGCATGCGCTGTACAAGGCCGTCAACAAAGTCTTCGGAGAGGTGACCATCATGAAAGGCCACAATGCCGCTGCCAGTGGGCGGATTATGGCTGAGAAGTGGAGCAAGTTTCGCAAACCTGTTGGGATCGGACTCGATGCAAGTCGGTTCGACCAGCATGTCAGCGTTGACGCACTCCGCTGGGAGCATCAGGTCTACTTGAGGTACTACCGCGGGCCGGACAGGGCCGAGCTGGCGAAGCTGCTGGACTGGCAGATCGCCAACAAAGGCTTTGGACGGACTCGCGATGGTGTGGTGCGTTACAACGTGCATGGTTGCCGCATGAGTGGTGACATGAACACAGGGTTGGGCAATTGCCTGCTTATGTGTGCCATGGTGTATGCGTACATGGAACACGTGTCGCAGCGGGTGGGTCGGCAGGTTAAGTACTCATTGGCCAACAATGGTGACGACTGTGTCCTCATCATGGAGGCCGAGGACTCTGCCGAACTATTCGACCTTGCTGACTGGTTCCGTGGCATGGGGTTCAACATGAAAGTGGAGGACCCCGTGTTCGACCTCGAGAGGGTGGAGTTCTGCCAAACCCACCCGATTTGGACCCCCGATGGGTATGTCATGGTGCGCAAGCACAAGGTGGCCCAGGCCAAAGACTGTATCAGTGTCATCGACATCAGCCACCCGCGCACTTTCGCGAGGTGGTGTGCTGCTGTCGGTCAAGCTGGTCTCAGTCTGACTGGCGGCATCCCGGTGCAGCAGGAGTTCTACCGGAGCTTCTGTTTGACACCGGATGCGCTGGAGCACCCTTGGCTCGAGACTGGGTTCGCTCGTTTAGCAGTTGGTATGGACCGCAAGTACGGGGCTATCCACCCCCGTACGCGGTACTCGTACTGGCTCGCTTTCGGCATCCTGCCGGACGAGCAGATCGCTCTCGAGGACCACCTGGCTGGTCGCACGCCGCTATGGCAACCCCAGAAGGACTCCCCCCTCCTTCCTCTACCTCTGCCTGACAATGACTACTACTAAACGTCAGAACAAGACAAGTAAGGCGCTCGTCGCCCGTGCCATGAACCGCGTAAAGACTTTTGGATGAACAAGCTCGTGCATGGTCTGCTCTCCTTGCAGATCCGTGCCATGGGCCTCTCACCCATCCTATTTATCCTGGTAGTGACGGTGGCGCTCTCATCCGTGTGGAAAACGAGTACACACTGGGTGACGGTGCAGCCTAGACGGCCATGGGTGTCCTCTGGCTCCCTGGCCATCCCGGCACCGATAGTATCCGCAGTAAAGGCGCTGCTGCGTCTACCACCAATGCCGCCTTTGCTGATGGCTCTGTTAACAGTCCTGGCTACACTTTCTTGCGTGCCAACGCGACCAACGCCCGTTGTGTTGCCGCGTGTGCGCAAGTCTATTGGCCAGGCTCTGAGCTCAATAGGCAAGGCTTCCTATCTGGTGGTTGCATTGGAGGCGGTACGTTTACTGATGCTAGCGCTGTTGGCATCACTATCGACAACCTCCGTACTATGTGCGACACTCGAACCAGGATGCCCGACGGCTGCATGGAGATCCGCTGGGCTCCTTCCGTTGGTGATACTGCGTGGGTCGATCCCAGTGAGGGCACTTCTGTCGGTAGCAACATCAACCAGCGCACGTGTATTGCACTGGCTGCGACTGGCTTGCCGGTTGCCACTGGCGTTCGCATTCGCCTGATTGCTG